CCAGCTAATTATATAGTAAATGTATTCAAATCATTTAGCGGGATATTTGATGATGTAGCAAAAGTTGCAGGAAATATGCTAGGATTTTTAGATAATTTTGCTGGCGTATTTAAGTTCGTATCCAGTATAGTCAGCAAATTAGCATTGCCATTATTCATTGTCATGACTGTATGGGATACAGTCAAAGGTATGATAGAAGGTTTTGAGAAAGAAGGAATCGTTGGCGCTATAGCCGGAGCTGTAACAGGATTGTTTAACAGTTTAATATTTGGTCCTCTAGATATGCTTAAAAGCGCTATAGCATGGGTATTGGGTAAATTTGGATTTGAAAATGCTGAAAAAGAATTAAACTCATTCTCTTTTAGTGAAATGTTTACGAATCTTATCGGAACAGTCAAAGATTTTTTTATTGACATAGGAAAATGGGTTGGTGAGAAAATGGCTGGTGCATCAGCTAGTTTTAGTGAATGGTGGAATAGCTGGAATATAACAGATGTTATAATCACAGCATTCGAAGGTTTAAAAATTAAAGTTAGCGGATTATTAAATGGTGTTATCGAATGGTGGAATAGCTGGACATTAGTCGATGTTATATCGACGGCGTTTGAAAACTTTAAAACAAATGTTGGCAATCTATTAGCACCCGTGATCGAATGGTGGAATAGCTGGAGTATAACAGGTGCGATAACAACAGCATTTGAAGACTTTAAACAGAAAATAATAAATTACTTTGGGCCTGAATTTGTTGCAAAAATAGGAGAGATTGCTAGTTTTGATCTTGCCGGTTATATTAGCACGAAGATAGGTGAAGTGTTTAAGACTATCACAGATTTCTTCGCCGCAATTCCTGGCATGATCAGCACATTTGTAACTGATCAGATAAAGAAAATGCCTGGCGGCGAAGCATTGCTTAAATATCTTACACCTGCTGAATCTACTAGTGGCATGGCAGCTGGAAGAGGTGCTGAACGTGAGGTCTTAACTGCTGTCAAAAAAATGAGCCCTCGAGGGGCTTATACGGTCAATGAACTAACAAACGATCAGAGATTTAATGAAGCTGAACCAACTTTTAATAATCAAGAACAGCCTACATTTACAGGTGCTGGTACTGCTAGTGCTAACTTTGGCAATGTCATGGCAGAGACAGTATCAGCGACTGATCTTGTGCCGACAGAAAATATGACTGCTCCTGCTTTCTTAAAGAGAGTTAACGATCTTGCTGTATCATCTTCAGCTCCTGCTGCACCTATCATAATAGATAACACCACAAAGAACACAGTGACAAACAGCAGGCCTTCTTCTATATCTCCTAGAGTGAGTTCGGGGGCGCCAAAAACCGCCCCCGTTATGTCTCACATAGAAAGATCTTTGTATCCGTTTATCGGAGCTTATCCGTAAACCTCACTCAGACGCAAGTTTCTTAAAGAAGCTGAGATCATCATCTTCTTCATCCCAGGGTGCAGCTGCTTTTGGAGCTTCCTTCATGGGTGCTGATTTCTGAGGAATCTGGAAAGCATCTTCCTCTTCATGATGTGCTGCAGTTGCCGCGGCAGATGTAGAAGCACCCAATGCCTTTTCAAGCTTTGCCTTGAGATCAGCATACGACTTGAAGTGCTTGATATCAACAAGTTCCTGCAAAGAATGTATATTGGTGATGTTCTTTGCAAGATCTGCATCATCCGCAAACAATGGACCTGGCTTATCAAACTCTGACTTATCATAGTTACGATAACCTTCTACTTGACGGATCTTCAACTTGAAGTTAGCACCTTCCCAGAGATCAAAAGGATTGATCTTTACATCATCTGCAAACTGTGGATGCATTGCTTCGTTGAGCTTATCAAAGATCTTCTTGCCATACTTGTAAAGGAATACCTTACCTTCGTTTTCAGGACGAGTGGGATCCTTGACCACAAATATATTCGAGTAATAACTCAGACGACGCTTCTGTGCGCGCACGATGGCCTTGTTGGCTTCCACACCAGAGTTCCACAACTTTGAGTTGTATTCAGAAACTGGATCTGCCTGGCCAATAGTTGTCAGGCTCTTCTCGATGTACCAACCGCCGGCACCCTGAAACCCATGGTCCCAGATACGTACGAAAGGAACATCTTCTCCTGTAGGAGCCGGAAGAAAGCGAATAACTGCATAACCGTTGCCGGCCTTGTCCACGTCTGGTTTCCAGAACCTGTCGTCGTCTTTGTTGCTGCCTTCCTGATTGGGATTCTGGCTGAGCTTGGAAAGTTCAGTGGTTAGCTTATCGAAAGAAGACTTGCGATTCTGCTTGAGTGCTTCAAAATTAATAGTCATGTATATTCTCCGTTGTATGATGTATGACGATGTATATCGTATTATTAATAGTATAGAGTGTTTTATGACAAGTCAAGAAAATTTCTTTCTTAGCATGTCACAGTATTTAGACCTTTCATATTCCATAAAAGGCCTAAATTTCTTGCAGTTCATGGCTATAGCTGGCCATAGAACCGGATCTGCAATCTTCTTGTTCCAAGAGCCAAAGAAACGAACACAATCCTGAATGATGATGAATGTTTCTTTGGTTATCTTTTTACGAGTAAGAAGTTTAAGTAGATGGGGATAATCACCATCATCTACTTTAAAATTGGAATCAAAATCTTCCAAAAGATTATCGATATCCGATTGAAAGATATAAGTCAGAGACTGTTTTCTGCGTAAATAATCATTATAGATGTAATCTTTATCTATTCCAAACATATCTCCCACCCATACTTTTTTACCTTCAGCAAAATTAGCAACCAAAAAAGTCAAAGGATCTTCATGCTTGGATAATTTGTAGAACATATATTTGTCTTTACGAGTTTCAAATGTATGTTCTGATGCGTTTACTTTACCATGATATTTAAAATAATCATATGACTCAGTCGTGAAGTGATTCTTTACAGCTGAATAAAGTTGATAGGCTTCAAATGGTTTCATATCGGCAGTCGCGCTGTCTTTCGCATCAGATTTAGTTCTTCAGCTTCATATTGGATCTTGGATTTCAATATCGTGCTTTGTTTGATCATCGAAGCTGCAGTTTCCACTTCGATATTATGTGTCTCGCAATAATAGATGACAGCATCAAAGAATCCGATATTTTTATCTGATACTAGCTGTGTTATCTCTTTCACAAAATCTGATGATGACTTGATGTTATTTAACTGCATTGAGTTCCTCTAATCTATTACTTATTGTCAACGAAACTCTTGAGATCTTCTGCCAATAGCAAGATGTCAGATTTAGTCGGATATTCCAGCCGTGAGATCACAGTCTCACGCTCTGCCTGATCAAAGATCTCACGAGCTCGTTCTAGGTCAGCATAGTACTGACCCGTAAGTTGGCTCTGTGCAAAATTCAATAGATCCAGGCGGATCTCGTATGGTGTCTTGGTCATGTTATGGATCTCGTATGGTGTCTTGGTCATGTTATAGTCTCCTGTTGTGTGTTGATTGTGTCAGTTCACTTGGCGAGTTTTTCGTATTCGCTATTGATCTCTTCTTGTAGATACCACATCGCTTTATGCAGATCTTCAATCCTTTTAGAAGAATCCTTCTTTCCTGCACGAGCAATATATTTAACCGTATTTCCCAGCGAGAATCCCAATTCCCAGGCCCGTATTACCTTGATTGCTTCGTAAGGATTTTCCTTGCCGCCGTAGTGTTCAGGATGGTTGACAGTCTCTTTCTTATTTGCAATCTTAGAGAACAAACTGACATTAGGTTCGGGTTGTTCTTGTTCTTTATTTTCTTCGTTAGGAGGGTTCCTATTCAATGTAAATGCCATCATTTCCTCAAAAAGTTTATATAACCCATATATCATGTTCACTCCAAATATTAGGTGAGCCCGTTGTTTGATAAGGTGGAGCTCATACCCCAGACTCAATTCTTAAGCAGCAATTTTCATTGCGGAATAAGGAACGTTGTCGTTAGATGCAGTTCTTGCATTTAGTTTTTTTGCTTCAGTCTCGATCTTATCTTTATTGCACCTGTCGATCCCATTCACCCCCATCAAAGATACACTCACCAGCCTCGCCTGACCCGCAGTCCGAAACATGTTGTCCTGCTACTTAGAGTGTATCCATGGTGGAGGTGGGGGGTTTCGAACCCCCGTCCAGTTTGCCTATTCCATTAGATGTCAACGACATCAGCATAGTATTTATAGTAGTGTATTATACGTTATATGTCAATCTATATTTTTCACGTACTTCTAATAATTGCGTAACATAATGATTTCTTCTATCTTGAAATATTTGCACTTCATCATCATCTACTGATATTATGATCACTATCCTGCTGACTGGTATGCCTGTACGTTCCTCGTACATGATAGCATACGCTGCTGCCTGGCAGAAGTAATTTGTGATGTATTCTCGATTCTTAGGTTTCTTTGCTGTCTTGAAGTCTATTATAGAAAGCATACCTTTAAACTCAGCGACATAATCAACAGTACCTGCCATCTTGAGATAATCAGAATACAACCTGACCTCTTGCATATGGATGTTATCTATATTATCATCGATGACTTTCTTTAACAGCGTGAAGTTGATGAAATCATTATAGTCATAATCTTTAGGATCTATCTCTGATCCATCGATATAATCTTCACAGAGCTGATGTATACGAGTCCCTCGTGTCGAAGCTTTTTTGCTTATCTTGTTTGCTTCTTCTTCGCCTACACGAGCTCTCCATTCTTTGATAGCATCAGCACCCATCAATCCTGTCACAGTTGTAACAGAAGGGTAAAGGACTCCGGCAGGGGTCTTGTAGTACCTGCCAGAGTCTGTATTAACTTGTTCTAGTTGTTCACCGAGTATATTATCACTGTCTTCGTAATAAGGTTTTTTAGTGAAAGATTTTCTGTTCTTCAGTAAAGTTTGCAGCATTCACAGGCACGATTCTTTGTTTAGGGTTTTCATATTGAGCTTTTTTAATAATAAAGTCTTTTACTAGTCCTGATCTGACAATGTCTTGTTCTTCAAATTCGATACATGAGAAGTACTTGGTCATCTTGTTCAGGATGGTCATAAAGTGGAATATTCCAATCTTCTCATCATCCCATTTTAGATCAGTCTGTCTATAATCTCCACAGAAAATGATCTTGGCATTGTTTCCTGCTCGAGTAATGATAGTACATAGCTCTGAGTAAGTCATGTTCTGACATTCATCAACTAAGATGATCGTATGATCTAACGTCATTCCTCTCAAGAAAGATGATGTCTGAAAGTCGATGATGTTTTTTGATTTGAGTATATCATAAGCATCGCCACGGCCGTATAGCTCATTGCAGATGGATTGATAGGGTGCTTCGTATACTTTTGATTTTTCTTTGATTGATCCCGGAAGGAATCCCATCTCTCTTGATGGCACCACTGATCTGATGATCGTGACATTCTTGTACTCTTTATATTTTTGTATCTCTTCTAGTGCTAGGTAAAGGGAAATAAATGATTTTCCTGTCCCTGGTAGTCCGTTCT